CACCTACAGTCTTGACTGGTGTCAGGACCGGTGTAATCCTACTCGGAAGAGCCCACAATTTTCTTAAAGCACTTGTTCGCAAACAAGGACTTTGTGGCAACTCCCCATCTCTTGCTGACAGCCTTATGGCTACCCTTCAAACGAAGGTTAAGAGGATGATGGTTCTACCTGGTGTAGACCGAGCCGATCTTGGTGAGCACGAAACAATACATAAAGTATTTGTGAAACCAGACGGAATACCTTTCGAACTTGGAGTGTTTGAATCAAGCACCGCCCCAATGGAGCAGCTGCCCGAAAGGGCCGAAGCCACTCTGCCTGTTCTGGAACCACGGAATCAAAAAGAATCCCGGTTCTTAGCTCGAGGCGCTGGACGGTACAACTTGGACGATTTAGTTAAACAATGTCGTCGTCGCACGCGTGAGGTATTTAATGGATTACGTTGGGATGGGAAGTCTATGTTTAAGATGTTTTTTCCTAGTACTAGTGCAAATTATGTTACTTCCCGATCCGGTGGTGGATGTGTACAAGCTATTTTCGAATGCCCTGAAACGCGGGCTATTTTGAAGCAATTTTGGACTCCTGAGCTCGGCTACGATAGCCTCGAGCAAATGTTAGACTTAGGTCTGGAGTCAAGAGAATCGAATGATTTAAATCTCGCTGTGAGTTATAACTCATATAAGGTTCAAATGGCCTTCTGCAAACTTTATTGCAAATGTTTGGACTATGCCCTAAGAGAGGATAATTTGGTGAACACGGTGCCCCTTCATGAGGCATTAAAAATTCGTGTGATAACCAGATCACCCCCTTTTAGGACTTTTGTCCTTAAAGCCGTTCAGAACCTTTTACATACCCATATGCGCAAACAGCGCGTTTTTCGTCTTATTGGCGAACCTCTAGATCGACATCATCTTGATGTCACCTTCACCCCTAAATGGATGAAGTATCTAGATACGGGGTATAAGTTTTTGAGTGGTGACTACAGCGATGCAACTAATTGCATTCATTCGACACTTTCTGAAGCGGTTGCTGATGAAATTACGGTGTTAATTGGCCTTTCGCCAAGTCTCGATAAGCTCCTTTTAGAGAGTCTTACAAGACACGTATATTATCAGCCCTATCGTAAGTGGCAACAAGAGGTGGGTCCTTTCCATCAAAAAAATGGACAGTTAATGGGTAGTGTTACATCATTCATAGTTTTGTGTGTGATTAATGCTGCTCTATGCGCATTCAGTTTTGAATGTGTTCAAGGACCCTGGGAGTTCTATACTTTGAAAGAACTTCCCCTCTTGGTAAATGGTGATGATTGTCTATTTCTGGCAAATCATAATGTCCTTCAATTGTGGAAGACATTGGGAACTTTATCGGGCCTTAAGCCTTCTGTAGGAAAGTTTTTTCTACACGATAAGATTCTTCAGATAAACTCAATGAATTTCTTGAGAGTTCCAGAATATGATACACAATACATACCCTTTTCGAAGGTCGATGTGTTAAACCAATTACCAACACTCTGTAAGAGTGTATTTATGCGAATACCTGTTGTAAATCATTCTTTGATTTCAGGAAATCCTCGCAGTGTTGCCGATACTAAGGAACAACCTGATGCCTATAAGCTGGCTGACATTGGTCAGCGTTGCAAACAATTTGTTGCAGAGGCACCTTTAGAGTTGAAGAAAGTGTGTTATGATCGATTCTTCCGAGAGAATAGGGACCTGTTAGACCGATGTGGTCTTCCATGGTATGTGCCAAAAAGTTATGGCGGTCTCGGTTTGCCTTCACGCACGGGTGAGAACATGATCTCTCTTATTTATAAGAGAATCTGTTCGGCAATTTTCCAGAACATTCCAGTTCTTCGAAAGGGAGTTCCCCTTCCCCCCCCCATTAACCTTAAAAAAGTTAATTGTTGGACTTCTGAGTCCCTAGGTGAGGAGTTAATGAA